TCTAAACTGACCACCGTTATTGAATGCCCAACATACACCATTAACTTCATCCCAAAAGTAGCCGTAACGTGAACAGCAATCTTCAGTTGGTTCTACTGCTTCACCTCCACTTTCAAATTCAACTTCACCATTGGTAGTAACACCTACGGGTGTAGATGAACAATCATTGATTTGGTCAAGGAACTTAATGAGTTTAACTTTTGTGCTTTCTTGCAATCCTACTTTATAGTCACTGATTTCAAGTATACGCCAATAGCTATCTTGAATCCATATCTTATCTGCAAACGAAAATGTCAATATGTCCTTCAAATCAAGCGCAAAGAATGCTTCCATTATTCTGCCTTCGGGCGAATAAATTTCATTCATGTAATTGCGCCAATACGTATTAAATAAATTGTTGTAAGGATTTGTATTAACAGTAACAACATGTGGAGGTACTTCAGGTGCCCAATTTAAATCATAATCGTCAAAATTTGGGTAAGCATCACTATAATGATTTAGTATCGGAACTAATATAGTCGATGATCCATTACCTGTTACTTCATTGTATAGATTCACATTTACAATTCCAGCATAAAACAAAGCTCGAGGACCAGGTACAACAAATTCTAATTGATCATTGTAAAAGCATTGAATTGGTGAAGCAGTACCAGGTATTATTGCGGCAGGTGAACTACGTGTTACAAGTTGAACCTTTTGTTCGCCTATAGCAAAGTCACTTGGTGTAGTCGATGGGTTAATAGTATATCCTTCCTGTTTGAAGTCACCATATACACGATTTGCATCTCGATATAGTTTACTGTACGCGTCTTCACCAGATGTATAAGTAAATTGAAAGGTTGCTTTTTGAATATCAACAGTACTTGCTATAACAACATCTTTTGATATGTCTAATTTGTTTGTCCAGTCTACTACATCACCTGTACCTATGTAATTGTTTTGTGGAACGATTGCGATTTGATTTGGAACAATTCGACTAGGTACGATTGCGCAGTTGTGCATCTTAATCACATCATTCACGAAATCAATTTGTCGCATGTCTGGTGCATTCGCTGGATAGTTAATTGTTTGACCGGCGTCTAGCGAAACGTTTGTTAAAGCAATATAAGAATTATCTAAATTTCCTGTACTAGTTGCAACTTGTAAAGTGGCAGTTCCAACTATTGATTCAGTGCCGTTACCAAATAAAAGAAATGATACTGGTTGAAACTCAAAATATACAATATCACCTATTTCTAAATAAACACTGTTTGTAAAAGAAAAAGCAGTAATAGCGCCAGGTACATTATTTACATTAGGCGTGGAAATAACAGTACGGACTCCATTTTTATTGATTGCTATATTAACGCGTACGTCATTTACTGGATTAAATTGAGCTGTTACCTGAAATCTAAATTGTCCAGCAAATGTATATGTGCCAGCTGCTGAAGCTGTATATGTTCCGCTTGCCGCGTTAAAATCTCCATTATTATCAAATAGTTGGCTTAATGCATTATATGTAACATATGGACCGTAACCAACACCTGGATTTGGATCTGTACTAAATACAAATGGAGTAGCATTATAGGCACGAAAAAAATATTGATTTACATCACCATCAATCCAAAGTTGTGGTTTATTGCAAAAAGGCATCCAATAATCATTAAGGATATTTTCAAGTGAAGATGCAACAAGATCGAATCCTGCTTCTCTAACGATGTTGCGTAACAAAAACCACCAGTTAATAGCGGGTGTCAAATCAGCTGGGTAAACTGGTGAATTTTGGTTGCGAATAGGTCGAGAACCAGCGCTTCCATCATTGCTCCATCTTTGCCCGCGGTCACATAATGTCCAAATACGGTCCGCTGTTTCTGTTATTACGTTTGCATAAGTAACAGCTTCATTCAAATCAGCAAGAGCAGCAATATCACTTAGCTTCTTTTCACCAATAGTTCTAACAAGATCAGGAGTTTCAGCATAGAAGGCTACTTCTACTTCATTGATGCGATTCATTTGCTTATAGACCTTACGTACACGCAAGTAACCAGTTGCAATAGGCAAAGTATCAACTCGGATTTCAGCAGGCAGTTTATAGAAAAAATAGTTTTCAACACCTTGTTCAGAGTTAGTATCGAATAATGGACCAATAGCTTTTATGTTGTTATCTGACATTGGTATTCTAAACTCACGACTGAATGCGCCTTGTGCTGTAAAGTTAGATAAGTCTTGAAACTTCCAGTTTTGCGATATGCTTTCGTTCTCAAATAAATCTAGATAGTGTTGAGTACCTAACTGCAAAATAATATAACCTCCTGCTGCGGCTGAATAATCATCCGACCATGTGCCTGCAAAATTCAATCGCGTTTGACCCGGCACAGGTGAATCAATTACAGGAGGGTTAAGAAGCGTTTTAGTTACGCTATCACCAGCTGCATTGTAAATAGTAATAGGTTGTAATGCTTCCAAAGCTGCAACTTCAGGAGAACTTGTAACCACAAATCGAGATAGCTCACCAATACCCATTAAATCGGGATCGTTGCTCATGCTTGCAATATTTGCAGGCCCAATATTATTTACAATTAGTTGTACTTCTCCGTTCATGTTATGTCCAATATTCGTTTGCCATTCTCACTTTCAAAGATAGGTTGTATAGTTTGCCATCACGCGTTTTTCGTTCGGTGTATGTGGTATCGTCTAAGTTGACAGGTATAGCAATGTTGTTACCACTAAAATCAGTAGTAAGCCACACAACTTGATTGCTAACTAACAGTGATCTCAAGAATAAAAATTCACCTTCTTGAATGTAGTCACTTGTAACTGTTAGCACTTGTTGCACTAAGTTTCTACGCTCATATAAGCCCCTGTCATCTTTATTAAATACGCTTGTTGTACCATTGAATAAAACTTTACGGTACTTCTTACGTTCAATTTCATCATTCATTTCGGATTTCTTGATGAAGTTGAAGTAATCCCAACCACCGCGACTATTTACCCAACCTAATCTAATCTTATCATGTTGGCAATCTTTTTGACCATAATATGCTGCGTTGTAAAATCTATATTTAGCACTTCTTTGAGTGCTACCTTCACGTAGCCATACTTCGTAATATCTCCAACCTGGATTATTATTTTCATTAGGTTCAATAGGCAATCCTGTCCAATCATTAAGATTACCAGGATAAACAGGTAATGCTTCAACATCATAACCTGATAAACTAATGGTTGATGTAATTGTATTACCATTTGCCTTATACATCACTATGCGCATGTTATCAATTACATTATTGTACATATATGCTGCATTACCAGGTATGCTCAACGTGCCGTAATCATTTTCAAAAGAAGGTATCCATACTACTCCAGCATTGGTTGGATCACCAGCGTTCCATGTGTTTGATAGACGGCATGAATGAGTCGTGATCAGTCTATCACTCATAGCATAGTTGGCACTAAACTGCAAAACGTATTTGATGCGATCATTACCTATTTCAGGATTTGGCTTGTATCCATCAAACACTTGATAGTAACCATTGATAACAATGCGTCCACTTGTAGTTACTTCACTACCTTCATTTTCTGTTAGAACAAGTCCTTGACCCGATACATCAACTAACCACCATTCAGTAATCGCTGCACTCAATTCATACTTACTTAAGTCATCTACGGTATTATCAGTGGCGAAGTGATGTTGCTTGTTTCTAAGATCATCTACTAATGGTGAAATATCAAAGTACATATTTCCATCTGGAGCAGCTGTCAAATAAAATTGATATGTTTTAGCATCTACTGTAATCACTAAGCCATACCTAAAACCAAGCTGTGCAGTTTCTGTACTTGATGCAATAAGCATAATCTTTTGACCACGAACTACCCAATTAAAAGGTTCATCTATGATTGTTAACGCCATCTATCTTTTGTTTAATAGTAATCTTTGTTCAATATCTTTCATATACGCATTCATTAGCCTATCCTTATACTCATCCCATGTATCATCTATGGCTTCACCATAATAGTTGATCCCTTGGATCCCTCTTTCACCTATACTAATAGCTATTCTTCTAGCTGCTGATCTTAAAGCTGCTTCTGTTGTTTTAATAAATTGACCTTGATTATTTCTTAATCTTAATCTCTTTACTAATAACCATTTGTATATTTCTTCAATTGGTGGTCTTTTATTTGGTTGTCCTGGATATGGCTTACGACCAAATTCAATTACATCAGCGTATTTACCAGCTTGATCGTTGTCTACAGTAAAGTCAATAGTAGCCTTTCCATATCTCATCCGTATTTTGTAAACCAATGAATTATGCAACTTTCCTGAAGCATAGCGATTGACTACTTTGCCGCGTACTCTACGTTTAATACGCAGATTTGATTGTGCTCTTTCAACAACTTTAGCTGCATATTCGTTTAGTATTTGATCAAACTCACTTGCCATTATGTCAATATCAAGTTAAGTTGTGTTGCTGCTATGATATATGCTTCATTGTTTGAATCACCACTACTGCCCCAATCCAAATAAGTTTGACCTTCAATAAGTATTTGCCCTTCATAAATGGTCACACCATCAACATCGCACAAGGCGTATTGAAAAGCAGCCTGTGTTTCAAGGTTATCGTAACTAATGTAAAGTCGGAGACATGTCGCGGTCTTAGTATCGCCATCGCTCCAAATGTTTAATGATTGTATTGCTTTCATGTTTTATATTTCTTCAAATTCAATGTATGAGCCTGCCTTACATGTTACACTTGTAATTATTAACTCACACGCAAAACGTGCGCTTAATGTTCCGTTTGCCGATGGTACAACAATACCTTCAATAATTGCGCAGTTGTTTGTTGTGAAATTTGATGCGCCTGATGCTGTTGTAGCGTCATAGGTATTAAACGCGACATTTGATTGTAGACCTGTTCCTGATGTCCAAAGAACGCTATAAAATAAACGTGTAAATGTTGGCCCATTAACTGCCCAACGTGTACCAGTTGAGATGTTGGTCACATCAAATTGACAAAAGATTTTAAACTTGTATGTGCGACCAGAAATGACCGAAAATGAAAGATTTGTAACGTCGGCAAAATTCTGTGAGGAGCTTGTCTGGTCAGCGGTTTTAAACGCAAATTGTTTTCCGCCCAGTTCTGTTTTTAATTGTGATGCGCTTATAGCGTTTACACTGTTGTCAGCATTAATGCGGATATAGCTTACAGCGTTTGGATTAGTAAGCGTGGCGAGCGCATTACCAACCGTAGTCAACCCGATGGTATTTTGCTTTCCATTAAACGTTGACCAATCAGCGCTACTTAATGCACCACGATTTGCTGCGCTTGCTGTTGGCAGGTTGAATGTATGTGTACTTCCTGCGCTGCTTATTCCAAAGTCTGTGCCTGCTGTGCCTACGGCAAGGTTTTGAACCTGCGCTGTAATTCCATTGATTGCATTTACGCCTGTGCTAAGTGTTGTGATTACTTGGCATAGGTGCGAATTTTCAGTATGCAATTTGAGTGTGCGTCCCGATGTAGTAACAAATACACGCAAAGCCAATCTATCGGTTAAAGTCATAACC